AGATAAGGTTAAACTTGTTAAACCTAAGTGGCATGAAAATAAATGGTTATGGTTTGTTTATGGTGTAGGTGCTACAGCAATTTCAGTTAATCTTGCAGGACAAATAACAAACTAATGGGACAACCAAAACAATTAAAAGAAGTAATTAAGTCAGAATACATAAAGTGTGCACAAAGTCCAGCATATTTTATGAAAAAGTATTGTGTTATACAACATCCAATACGAGGTAAGATACCATTTGACTTATTTGACTTTCAAGATAAAGTTGTTGATGAATTTCAAGAACATCGAATGAATGTTATTTTGAAAGCTCGTCAGTTAGGGTTATCAACATTAACTGCAGGGTATTCTTTATGGATGATGACTTTTCATCAAGATAAAAACATTTTGGTAATTGCAACCAAACAAGATGTGGCAAAAAATTTGGTAACAAAAATTCGTGTTATGCATGCTAATCTACCGAGTTGGTTGAAACAAAGATGTGTTGAGGATAACAAACTGAACTTACGATATAAAAATGGTTCACAAGTTAAGGCAGTTGCATCAGGTCCAGAAGCAGCTCGTTCAGAAGCATTATCATTATTGATATTGGATGAGGCAGCGTTTATTGATAAGATTGATGATATATGGACTGCAGCACAACAAACACTAACTACTGGTGGACAATGTATTGCATTGTCAACACCAAATGGTGTGGGTAATTGGTTCCACAAAACTTGGGTAGAGGCCGAAGATGCTCTTGGTTTGTTTAATCCAATCAAGTTACATTGGACGGTTCATCCAGATAGGAAACAAGAATGGAGAGATGAACAAGATACACTACTTGGGCCAGGAAGTGCAGCACAAGAATGTGATTGTGACTTCTTAACTTCTGGTACTTCAGTAATTGATGCAGTATTATTAGAAAAGTGTAGAGAAACATCAGTTAAGGAACCAATTGAAAGAAGAGGTATTGATAGTAATTGTTGGATTTGGGAACCACCAAACTATCAAAATAATTATGTAGTATGTGCAGATGTGGGTAGAGGAGATGGTGGAGATTATTCAGCATTCCATGTTATTGACATTGAAACTATAGAACAAGTCGCAGAATACAAAGGTAGAATAAATACCAAAGATTTTGGAAATATGTTAGTAAGTATAGCAACAGAATATAACGATGCCTTACTAATTATAGAAAACAACAACATTGGTTGGGCAACAATCCAACAAGTAATAGATAGGGATTATCCTAATCTATTTTATACAAGTAAAGATTTAAAATATATTGATACACAACATCAGATGGGTAATCGATATAGAGCTCAAGAAAGAAATATGGTGGCAGGATTTACAACTACAATGAAAACCCGTCCATTAATTATTGCAAAACTTGAAGAATATTTTAGAGATGAATCAGTAGTGGTTCACTCAAGTAGATTAATAGATGAATTATTAACATTCGTTTATATTAATAATAGAGCCGAAGCAATGAGAGGATATAACGATGATTTAGTTATGTCTTTTGCTATTGGTTTATGGGTTCGTGATACTGCATTAAGACTACGAACCGAGGGAATTGAATTAACAAAAAAGACATTATCCAAAATGATGGATAATGAGGGTTTGTACACTAACGATGATGCGAATAAAAACGATAGTTGGGAGTGGGAAACTGGAAAAAACAAAGAAAAAGAGTCATTAGAGTGGCTCTTGTAAGTGAGGTAAAACATGGCAGATAAATCATTATTTGGTCGATTACAACGACTATTTTCAACAAATGTTATTGTAAGAAATGTTGGTGGTAGGAAATTAAAAATTGCTGATACAGATCAAGTACAACATCAAATGAAGAGTCATCTTGTAGATAGATATTCTAAACTACATTCAAATTTAGACTTAGTGGGGACAGGCTATTCGTCAGTTCACCAAGTGATGGCTGCACGATTGGGGTTATTTAAAGACTATGAAACGATGGATAGTGACTCTATCATAGCGAGTGCATTGGATATCTATTCAGATGAATCAACAATGAAATCAGAATATGGTAATGTGGTTGAGATTAAATCAGATAACGAAAACATTAAAGAAATATTACATAATTTATTTTATGATATTATGAACATTGAGTTCAACCTATGGCCTTGGGTTCGTAATATGTGTAAGTATGGAGATTTTTATCTATACTTAGATGTAAATGAGAAGTATGGTATTACTAATGTTATACCATTGTCACCTTATGAAGTCGTAAGAGCAGAGGGTGAAGATCCAATTAATCCATACTATACTAAATTCTATTTAGAAAGTATTGAGGGTGCACATCCTTACCTTGGAGCAAAACAAAAAGGTAATAATATTGAATTTGAAAACTTTCAAGTAGCACACTTCAGATTGGCAAGTGATAGTAACTTTTTACCTTATGGTAAATCAATGATGGAAAGTGCAAGAAAGACTTGGAAACAATTAACTCTTATGGAAGATGCGATGTTGATTCATAGAATTATGAGAGCACCATCAAAGAGAGTTTATAAGATTGATATTGGTAATATACCACCAAATGAAGTTGATAATTATATGCAAAGAATCATCAACAAGATGAAGAAAACACCATTCCTTGATGAGAATACTGGAGATTATAATTTAAAATATAATATACAGAACCTAACAGAAGACTTCTTTATGCCAGTTCGAGGTGGAGATAGTGGAACTGAAATATCAGAGTTGGGTGGATTAGATTATGATTCAACTGATGACATTGAATATTTAAAGAATAAACTATTGGCATCACTAAGAGTACCAAAGGCATTCTTAGGATTTGATGAAAACATGGGAAGTAAAGCAACACTCGCAGCAGAAGATGTAAGATTTGCTAGAACCATAGAAAGAATACAGAGAATTATTATATCAGAGTTAACAAAGATTGCAGTTGTTCACTTATATTCACAAGGGTATACAGATGCAGAGTTGGTGAATTTCGAATTAGAATTAACTAATCCATCTACAATGTATGATCAAGAAAAGATTGAACTATGGGGACAGAAAGTTTCATTAGCTCGTGATATGATTAGTGAGAAATTACTACCAAGTGAATGGGTTTATAACAATGTGTTTAATTTTTCAGATGATGAGAAGAAAGAAATTGAAAAACAAATTGTTCAAGACCAGAAAAATAAATTTAGATACGAACAAATCGAAAATGAAGGCAATGATCCACAAGCATCTGGAGAATCAGTTGGAACACCAAGTGATATGACATCATCGGATGACGACAATGATGATTCAGTTGCAGGTTCAGTTTGGAGTGATGTAGATGAACAAGGTGGTTCACCTGAGGGTGGACACGAGGGTGCAGGTAGACCCAAGGAAATGAACAAGTATAGTAAAGATAGTGGTACAAGAGGTAGAGATCCTTTAGGAAAACAAGATAAAAAGAATCAATATACCAAATCACCATTAGCACTTGCTCACTATGATGCATTGAAAAAGACAATGGGTAAAAAATCACAAGAAATTTTATCTGAAGAGAAGAAAATAGATGAAGTTGAACAAGAATATAATGATTACAAAGGAAAAAAATAGTGTCTATAAAATACACATTTCTTAATAGTTTTATATTTATTAGTAGTCAAATAGAAAACATGGAGCTGATATGTCTCGTTTAGTAAAACACAATAAAATAAAGAATACAGGTATTCTTTATGAACTTTTATCTCGTCAGATAACGGTTGATGTCTTAAATGACACAAAAGATACACCTGCAGTTAAAATTTTTAAAGAATTTTTCAATAAAACAACACAATTGGGAAAAGAATACGAACTTTATAAAATTTTATTAGAAAAGAAATACGGTGATAATTCTCATGGAGAGAAATTACTTGAAGCAGTAATAAAAACTCGTAGGAATTTATCTAATCGTAGACTAAATAGCGAAAAATTTAATTTAATTAAAACAATTAAAGAAAATTATGATGTAAAAGAGTTCTTTAATACAAGAATTCCAAATTTTAAAATGTTGGCATCAATATTTAAAGTATTTTCTACAGAAACAGGTAAAGAAACTTTTAGTCCTATAGAAACTACTGATAGTACAATTACCATTGTCGAACATATAACTAACAATAAAAATAGTAAAGATACAAAATCCAAAGTATTAGAAAGTTATGGTACTGAAGATAAAGATTTACGACTTTTGACATATCAATTGTTAGTTGATAAGTTCAATTCCAAATACAAATCCCTAAATGAAAATCAAAAGAATTTATTGAAAGAATATATCAATAATATATCTAATACTAATTCATTAAAGGAATTTGTTGATAATGAGGTTATTAAAATTAAAAAGACATTAAAAACTTATTTACCAAAAGTAGATGATAAAATCACTAAGATTAAACTAAGTGAGGCAATCAATCATACTGATACTATTTCTAATAGTAGTGTGGTAAAAGATAAAAATGTCGTAAGTTTAATGAGATATTACGAATTAGTTAAGGAATTGAAAAATGTCACAAGTAAAAAATAAAATCAACGAGGCAATGTTTTCAGTTAAGTTTGACTTGGGTGAAAAACATGGACTTGCAAATACTATAGTAAATGCACAATCTGCTAGTCAAGCAAAAACACTTGTAGGTAAAATGTTAAAAAAGGGTTTGAAGGCAGTTAAAGATGTATCAAGAGTTCAACCTGCATTTGGTAAACAGATTGATAAAAAAACAGAATCAGTAAAAAGTATTATAAAAACATTAGTTCAACAAGAAATCAAAGAACTTGAAGAATCAAACACTACTGCATCTGCAGGAATTGATGGAACAGGTACTGGACATTATGATACACCAATGGCATTCTCTAAGAAAAAGAAAAAAGGACATAAAAAACCAGATGTATTTGGTTTTGAAAAAGTAAACGAAGTTGTTAAAAAAGAAGTTGATGCGGTTAACAAAGTATTACAGAATCTAAAAAAACTACGAAAAGATTATATGAAAATTATGAATATGGGTGATAAAACACTTAAAGGTAGACAATTTAATAAGTATTATGAAACTATCTTAAACTCTGAACAAGAAATAAATAAACTTCATTCAACTTTAAAAGGTCACTTAGTATTTGGTATAAATGAAGGTCGTTATCACGATTGGAGAAATGACGAAACATTATCCCCAAAACAAAAGATTGGTCGTTCAATGAGAGAAGTAAGGGATTCATTAAATGGGTTAAGTAAACTTATTGATATGAATGTTAAATTGAAGAACGAGTTAAGTGTTGATTCAAACTCATATTGGAAGAACACACATAAGGCAATGAGTAAAATTTCAGAAAGATTAGTTAAGTTGGCTAACAAAGTAGGGAAATTACAATGAACGATAAATATTTAAAAGAATCTATTGACATATTGAATAGAAGTTTCGGTGATCCGTTACCTACTCTTGAAGATACTATGAAAAAACATAAGTTAAATAAAGAGGGTGGTAAAGGTAGTGGTAGACCTGCAAAACCAGGTGGAGCAAAAGACATCGATAATAAAATGAGTAAAGCTGCACAAGATGCAAATGATAAAATGGATAGAGATGAAAAGAAAAAAAGAGAAAATGAATCCATATCAGTAACAGAAAGTCCAGATGATATTAGAATTACTAAAAAAGAATTACAAATGTTAATTAAGATTGAGGGTAAGTTTAGAGAAAGAATGTTAAAAGTAGAACAAGGTTTTCTACGAGACCCAAGAACAGAAAATAAGAAATTAGCAAAAGATATAAAAAAATCCTACAAAGATAATGTAACTAAATTTATGAGAGAAGTTGTAGGAATGATTAAAAGGATGAAATAAGATGAGAGATTTAATTGTAGATTATATACCATTTGATATATCAGCAACTCAAGTAAATGAGTCAATCAAAGAAAACAACGGAAAGTTAGTTGTTAAAGGTGTATTACAAAGAGCAGAAGCAAAAAATCAAAATGGAAGAGTATATCCAAGAGATATTTTGGTTCGTGAGTCAAAAAAATATAATAGTAATTTTATTAAACAAAAAAGAGCATTGGGTGAATTAGACCATCCAGATAGTTCAGTAGTAAATTTACAAAATGTATCTCATAATATTACAGAAATGCACTTTGAGGGTGATAACTTATTAGGGACGGTAGAAATCCTAACAACACCAAGTGGAAATATTTTAAGAGAATTATTCAAGAATGGTATCAAGTTAGGTATTAGTTCTCGTGGTATGGGTTCAGTTGAAACCGTATCAGAAGGTCCAGATGATGAACCTGCACAAAAAGTTGGAAATGACTTTGAATTGATTGCATTTGATTTTGTATCGAATCCATCAACACATGGAGCATTTCTATATCCAGTAAACGAGAGTGTCGAAAGAGGACAATCGAGAACTTGTGGACAATTTTGTAAAGCAGAAGATATAATTAATAAAATTATACGAGGAGAGTAATATGCCTTCCAAGTCCAAAGCTCAACAGAGATTTATGGGTTTGGTTCATGCTTATAAAAAAGGTGAAGTACCAACAAGTAAAGTAAGTAAATCAGTTAAAGATGCTGCAAAATCTATGAGTAAGAAAGATACTGAGAAATATGCATCAACAAAACACAAGGGATTACCTAATAAAGTGAAAAAAGAAATGTTAAAGAAACTTAGAGAGATGATTCGATTAGAGTTAGAAACTTGTGGTTATACACATTCAGTCACAGGTAGGAAACTCAAATCACCTGGTGGAACTGGTCCAGAAGATAGAGATTTAAAAGAATCAGTTGACCCAAAAGTAAAAAAACAAGCTTCCACATTACTTAAAAAATACACAAACAATTGGAAAAAATTAGAAAAAGAAACCGAAATGTTAATGAAGTTTGCTAAAAAGAATAAAGCAACTGAAATGGTAATGAACTTTGAAGAAGTTTTGAAAAAATTAAAAGGTAGTGTATGGGATAATGTTCGTTATCAAACCGAAAAACCAATGGATGATTATTTTTATGAATCAGTAAATAAATCTAAAGATGAAAACGATTATCTTAAAAATCAGGCCTTAACTCAAGAAGAAGTTACCAAATCAAAAGGTGTTGAAAAGATTTTTGATATACAAAAAAATGGTTATGGTAAACTTGGTGGTAGAACATTAGATAGTTTAAGTGCTGGATTATTCACACAACTATATGATAAGGCCAGTGACCCAATAAAAGAAAAGATGAACAAACTAAACGAAAAGAAACTCTATATAGTAATTGGGAATATGTGGAAGAAATTCGGTAAAAATGTGAGTTTAAGATAATGATAAAATTAAAAGACATACTAAAAGAATCAAAAGTATCACACCTTATTACAGAAAAATTTAAAAGTAATATATTAAGAAAATTTTCTGCAAAACAAAATTGGGGATTAGATAGAGATTTATATACTTGGATGGCAAAACAAGGTGTTATGGCAAGTGAGATACAAGATAAACATATCAACAAGTTAAATAAACTACCAAGAAAAGGTGTTGCGATTGCAGTGACAAGTAAGAAAGTAACTCTTTATGCAAAAGGTAACAGATATTGGGAAAGTGATCAAGAGATAGATAAAGGTACTATTGTAAGTGTATTAAATAATGGTAAGACAATTTGGTGGACAAAATCGTATTATGCTAAAGATATCTCAGTTGGTAACCCAACAAAATGGGGTGCAGATAATTTTAAAACTTTTGGTTTAAACAAATATGGGTATCAAAGTCCACAATCAATTAAAAAGATAGATGGAATTCAATTCTATCAAATTCTAACTGATGAGTTATTACCTTATATTGGTGCTGATGTATTAAGAAAATTAAGAGCAGATGTTAAAGATGGTTCTTGGACATGGAGAACTGATAAAGATTTTAAACAAGAAAATGAAAGAAGATATGAAGCTGCATTAAAGAAGATTTACAATGACCCAGCAAAAGTAAAAAGTGTAATTAAGAAAACAAAAGATTATGCTAATAAACTAATTGTTGGATTAGTAGGTGGTAAACCAAATGCATTTTCTGATAAAATAATGGCTGGTAAAAAGTTAGACCCTACAAATGAGGGTGATGTAATGAGTGCATTAGCTTCTATCACAACTGCTATGAATAAGTTTTATGAAAAAATAGATTCGTATCGTATGGATTTAGAAAGAGATATGAGAGATAAGAAAAATTTCCCTGATAATGAATATATGGGATTCAATGCACAGAGAGTAGGAAAAGAAATAGGTAAGATGTCCAATACTATTACTTCAGGTGCTTTCGCAAGGATTTGGTAAAATGATAAAATTAAAAAATTTAATAAAAGAAGAAACAAAACATGCATGTGAATGTGGTGGAGATTGTTGTTCTACAGAACAATTAAATGAATCTGCATTTGATATAAATTTACCACAAGGTATGGAAGTTGGTAAAGTTTTTACAGGTAATGCTTTTGCATTCAAAGAAGAAACTTTTGATGAAGATGAAAAACCTACATTGGTAGAAAGTAATATAAAAGTACTTCCTGCAAAAAAAATTGATAGTAGGACTTGGAGACAAATGAAGTATGATTTACGAGACCAGTTTGACGAATTAGTAAAGATTGGACAAGATTATGGTGTATTTCAAAATGCTCAAGGTACTGCAAAAATGTTAAAACAGATTAAAAGATTGATGGATAAAATCTAATGATTAAACTAAAAGAACTATTAGGTGAAGATATTGCAAAAGATATTGCAAAAGAGATTACTGCAAAAAACGAAGCAATTGCTGGATATGAAAGAGCTATGAAAAAGATGTTAGATTTTATGAAGAAATCTGCAGAGAAACAACATAAAAAATCATTTCCATCTACACACAAAATGGGTAGTTGGGAACATCCAGCACATTTGAAAAAAGGCCCAAAGTTTGATAGAATAGTTAATGTTCGTGCAAACGAACCAAAAAAAGGTATGAGTGTACATTTCTTTGTAGATAAAAGTAATGGTGACATTTATAAACCTGCCGGATACAATGGAAGAGCAAAGGGTGTAAGAGGTAATATATTTGAACCTAAAACATATGCAAGATTCGATGTACATGGTGGTTGGTTGTACAGAAGATGATTAAGTTAAAAGAATTAATTAATGAAAGTTTATATAATGTATCTCAAGATATGAAAGATGGGAAGTTCGATGAGAAGAATCCACAAGTACTTATATCAGGATATGGTACAACAAATTTAAAGACATTACAAGATAGTTTATCACGAAAGTTTATGGACTTAGCTAAAAAGGCGAAAAAGGGTGATGTTGAAAATATCGAATACATATTGAAAAAGAATGGAGTTCTTATGGGATTTGTTGAAGCGTTAGTTGATGCAAACAAAGAATTATCATCATCAAAGATGAAAAGAAAAATTACTATGTATAAGAGGAAACGATAATGAAACATAATACAATTCGTAATATAAATGCAAAATGGAAAGATTGGAGACTTGAAGAAGAAGATGTAGATACTTTTGATGAATTAGCAAAATTATTATCAGAAGTTGGATATGTTCCAGGTTCAATCAAAACACCATCTTCATTTAATCCCGCAATGATGAAGTATTCTAATAAAGAAGCTAAAAGATTTGCAGAAGATGATGTAAAGAAAATGGGAAAAGAATTAAATAAAGCTTCACAACAATCAATCAAGATAATGTTAGGTAGTGTTAAAAATGGTAAGTATGATGCTATGGATATGATTCGTGCAATTAAAGCAGGTGGTGGTAGAGCTGGTGATACAAGTGCAGGAGTACCTGAGATGTTAAATGTTTTGTGGAGTAAAGTAGAAAAAAGATTTCGTAAATATTTAGGTGGTAAAAAACGAAGATAATGATATTTATATATGAATTAGGAGATTCAAAATGGCAAAATTAAAAGACTTATTAAAAGAAAATTTTTCAATGGTTGGTGGAGTAGTTAGTACACCTGCAATTGGAAAGGGATATTCTTCATTAACACAGATAGTTGAAGATAACTATGGTGAAATTGATGAAGAAAGAGTTGATGCAAAGAAAGTAATTGAAGCACTATCTCAATATAACGAGATTGGTAAATCATTATATACACAAGATGATTTAAGAGAAACTGCTGAAAAACTTTCAAACATCGCAAAATTAACAAAAAATCACACATTAAGTGAGACAGAGGATTGGTTTGATAAAGTTAGTGTAAATCGTAATATGAAAGAACTAACAAATTTCTCAACACAATTTGGTAAAATCTCTGGTGAAGCACAATCAATTCGTGAAAGATTGGCAACATTGTATGAAGATATGGGTAATATCTTAAATCGTTACTATGATATACCAGAAGTTAATGAAGTAAATGTAGATAAAACAGATTCTAAGTTCAATGGAACCGTTTCTGAAGAAGATGGTGAATACCAAAAGTTCTTTCAATCTGCACTAAAGAAGTTTGGAGTATCATCTCCAGATGAATTAGATGATGAATCTAAGAAAAAACTTTTCAACTTTGTAGATAAAAATTGGAAAGCAAAAAAAGAAACTGATTAAAAGTAGAGGTTAATTTGACAAAAGTTACAATCCGTAAAGGACAAAGTGTAGATAAAGCACTTAAAATATTTAAAAGAAAAGTTAAAGATAGTGGTTTGATGTTGGAATTGAGAGAGCGTTCTTTCTATAGAAAACCATCAGATATTCTTCGAGAGAAAAAGAAGAAGGCCATTTTGAGAAATCACTATAAGAAACTAAAAGATTTAGAACAAGAAAAAATACTAAATGGTAAGGGTGGACATAAGAAGAAATAAAACTTCTTAGAAAAAATACACACTTTGTGTGATTTTCCTGCAGTAACCTTATATTTATATTAAACTAAATACACTATGTACATTCGTACATCTTATAGTGTAAATCAAAAACAAACTATATTATAGTTCCGAATAACTATACTAATCATTGGAGAAAAAAAATGGATGATTTATTAAAAGAAGCTATTGCTGACGCAAAAGCAGTTCGTGAAACTGCTCTTGAAAATGCAAAGATAGCTCTTGAAGAAGCATTCACTCCCCGTTTGAAATCTATGTTGTCAAAGAAAATCGAAGCCGAAATGGCGGGTGATGAAGTTGATGATGAACCAGTAGATGATGAAACATACGAAGTACATGACGAAGAAGATGATGCTCCTATCGAGGATGAACCAGTAGAAGATGAACCAGTAGCTGATGAAGAAGATGCTGATGGTGAAGATCATGGTGAAGACGAGAAAGAAGTAGACGAATCTGATATCATTGAAATCGATGGTGTTAAATATGCACCAGTTGTTTCTGAAGAAGATGATGAAGATCATAAAGACGCTGAAGAAGGCGAAATGGATGAAATTCATGACGAAGAAGAAGATGAAGATGGAGTTGATGAATCAGATGAACTTGATTTAGAAGCTGTATTATCAGAATTGGAATCAGATCTTGAAGAAACTAAAGATGAAGAAGAGTCAAAAGATGATGTTGAAGAATCAACTGATAAAGTTGAAGAAACAAAAGATGAAGATGACGATTCTAAAGTAGATGAAACTAAAGAAGAAGCTAAAGAGTCTAAAGAAGAAGTTGCCGAGTCAACAGACGAAGTAACTGAAGAAGAAGACAAAGATGATGAAGAAGTTGATGAAGACATCGACCTTGAAGAAGTCATTAAAGCTCTTTCTGAAGAAGAAGATACTGAAAAGTCAAACGAGGAAGTGTTAACACTTCAAAGTGAATTAAAAGAACATCGCGAAGTAGTAACATACTTGCGTGAAAAACTAAATGAAGTTAATTTATTAAACGCAAAACTATTGTTTTCTAACAAATTGTTTAGAGCGTTTGGTTTAAGTAACGAACAGAAATTGAAAGTTGTTGAAACATTTGATAGAACTAAGAATCTTAGAGAAATCAAACTTGTTTACTCAACACTTGCAGAATCTTTTAAGGGTGGAAAAATCCAACCTACTAAAGAGGCTAAAGGTTCAAGTTCTAAAGCAGTTGCTTCAACTAAACCTAAAAACGATGAAGTATTGTCAGAAGGCACAGATATAAAAAATCGTTTTAAGAAATTAGCTAACATAATATAATTTCGGGAGAAAAAATCATGAGTAAATCAATAAACTCAATAGAGAGCTTGATGGAGGGATATAATCCTCAGCGTCAACTTCTCGAACAAACCCGTAAATTAGTCAAGAAATGGGAACCAACAGGACTTTTAGAAGGTCTTGATGCGGAACATGAAGTAAACGGAATGGCAGTACTACTTGAGAATCAAGCCCGTCAATTAATTGACGAAGCTTCAAGAACAGGTGGACAAAATTCTGAAGAATGGTCAGGTGTTGCCTTACCATTAGTCCGTAGAATCTTTGGTGAACTAGCAGCACAAGAATTTGTGTCAGTTCAACCAATGAATCTTCCAAGTGGACTTATCTTCTACCTTGACTTCAAATACGGTACAGCCCAAACAGACGCCCACACTCAACATAGTGATGTATATGGTAACACATCTGCATCTAATGCTGACGCTGCTGGTGGTTTATATGGTGCTGGAAAATTCGGATATTCGGTGAACGATTCTGATACGGTAGCATTAGCTGGTCATGTAAGTACTGCTAACGCAACTCAATTCATTAGTTCATCAGTATCTTGGTCAGATGTAGATTTTGAACCAGACCTATCAGCATCAGTATCAACAGGTGTTGCTGCAGATGATGGTTTAGTTAAAATTACAACTGCCGTAGCTTCATATTCTACACCAGATTATGATGGCGTTCGTGCATTTACAATTAGTGGTTCAGGATACGATCAATTCTTTCCTGCATACACTTCATACGATGCAACGAATTCTCAAATTTCTTTCATAGCTAAAAAGTCAATAGCAGGTGCTCCGACAACTGCAGTTGTTTCTTATCATAAACAACCGACTACTAACTATTCAAGAACTGATTTTGAGGCAACTAAAGCTGAAATCGCATTAAACCCAGAAACAGATATCGATATTCCTGAATTAGATATTGCGTTAAAGAGTATTCCGATAATCGCGAAAACTCGTAAGTTAAAAGCAGTCTGGACTCCAGAACTTGCTCAAGACTTAAATGCATATCATTCAGTCGATGCTGAAGCTGAGTTAACAGCTCTATTAAGTGAGTATATCTCAATGGAAATCGATTTAGAAATCCTTGATATGTTGCATAATAATGCTTCTGCGAAAACAGAAAGATGGTCTGCAAGACCAGGCTATGAGTTCGATGCTGCAACTTCATTGTTCGCAGAAT